GCCTTTGTCTCTGGCGGGGACGCTACTTGCTACGACGTGGGCATCGTTTCCGAGGACGAGGGGATTGACGAACGCAGCTGGGCGACCTCCTTTGCCTTCTCGGTCATCACGGTCCTAGCCCCGTAAGGTTTCCAACCCTTGCAAAAGTAATCATGGCTGCCGTATCTACTGGAACTACTTGCCTCTTTGGTGTCGCGGGGACGGTCACCAACCTTTTCGTGCAATCCTACACGGTTAACTCGACGTTCAACCTGTCCGGCACCGTGGTTGACGAGACTGGCCTGACCAAGACGGCCCGCTACGACGACCGCAAAACCGAGATTACCGTCGACGGCATTTGCAAGACCTCGGTAATGCCCATCCTCGGCGCTGATTTGATTTTCACGATTAACACCGCTTCTGCCTACTCATCCCCTGGCACGGCTACGGCGTCTTACGAGGGCACAATTACCGCCATCTCTGAAAAGGGTTCTAACAAGGACTTCGTGTCGGTCTCGGTTACCGCTGTCTGCTTTGAGGGCGTTGACGTAACCCCTTAATTGACCCAGCCCCAAGTAGGGGCATAGTCACGGCGTGGACCCTCGCTTCCTAAACGCCTACATCGACCCGGCTCCCTTGCGGATACTGGGTCGTTCTATGTACCCTTGGTGCCTCAAGTACCGGGTGCGACTGATGGCCTTCAACTCCCCGCTGATCACGGGCGACCGCGGCATCACTCCAGCCGACCTTATCTTTGCCTGTCAGGTGTGCGCCGAGGAGCCGCTTGGCGGTATTGGTTGGGTAGACAAGTTACGTATACTAAGTCTAAACCGCAACCCTGCTAAGTTTGAGGCTCTGCTCAAGGCCTTCTCGGGCTATGCTCTTATCCACGACTGGCCTAAGTTCTGGGAGCAGGACGGCAAGAAGAGCGGAGGAGACAACGGCGTCCCTTGGCCCCTGGCTATCGTCGCCAACCTGATCGCGTCAGGCATCCCAGAGCAGCGGGCTTGGGAGATGCCGGAGTGCCAAGCCATCTGGCTTAACTCGGTCTTCGCTATGCGTAAGGGAGCCGAGCTGAAGATAATGACCCCCGAGGAAGAGGCCTTCATGGCGTCAGAGGCAGCGGCGGCTGCTTCCACTTCGGCAAAGGAGAAGACCGACTAAAATGGCCCAATCCCTCGAAGTAAATATCAAGACGACCTCGGACGTTCCCCAGGCTATGGACAAAGCCAAGGCGGCTACGTCTGGTTTCCAAAGTCAGTTAGACGCCATCGGTAAGAAGTTTAGCACGGCGTTTAAGGACATCGCTTTGGGGTTTATTGCCCCGATGATTATCCTGCAATCGGTCATCTCCTTTATCAGCGCGTCGATTGCTAAGGCCAAGCAGGACGCTAAGGACGGCCTTGAGTTAATCTCTAAGGGAGAAAGTAGGTTCTCAAATCCACAAGAGGCTAAGGCTGCTTCATTCTTTAAGCGTAGGAAAGAGCTACAGGAAGAAAGCAGACTAGTCGAGGCTGGTCGTGCCGAAATCACTAGCCAAGTCCTTGCCAACGAAGGCGGCATCTTTAAGGACTTTGAACTCCCTGAGAAGTTTATCCGTCAGTTAAAGGAAGGCAGCACTACGCTCGACGCGTTGTCCAAGAACAAAGAGGTGCAAGGCCTCGCCCTTGAATACTTCAATAAGACAGACGAAGGTCGCAAACTATCCGAAAGCCTAGGCCTAGGGGCTACTGCAAAGCCCGGCGACATGAACGCACCCGGCGGCTCCATGCTCGGCTCTGGCGTGATCGGCGTCGGCGCGTCCCCACAGATTGCCCTGGCTATGGAAGCCAACACTAAACTGGACAGCATCGACTCTAAACTTGGCGAACTCGTCAACGCGGGTATCGCTCGCGACCCGACTAAACCCCTTGGACGCAAGTTCCCCCTCTACTCACCGGGTATGTCCCGCTAATTTATGGCAATCGTTAAAACAGGCAACGCCCTTACCACCTCCCTGCAACAGCCAGGGAATGTCGTCTCTAATGACGGCTACGGCCTTCTGACTTCAACGGTCAACTACACGGGCAACGACGGAGGCACCCCCATCCTTAAGGGCTCAGACCATCCAGAGTTTGCCTTTATGAAGGCTTGGAAGATTGCCCGCGAATACAGGTCTTTAGAGTTTGTCGGCTATAAGGTGGACTACGTTGGCATCTGCTCGGAGGCCGATGGGGAAGCAGAAGACCCGGGCGAATGGACTGAAGCCACCAACACGATTGCCAACATCAGCGGCGCCGCGTCCCTTGCTTCCGAAGGCATCACCTCGCACCCAAGTTTCTTTGACGGCACGGTGCCTGCCGAAGGTGCTGAAGACTTGTTTATGATTGCCGGCCACGGAACGGGCACGCCTACGGTCCCCGTCTATGAAGAGTCGACTATCGTCCTTGGAGAGTACGCTGGTCTTAACGGGGCACACTTTAAGAAGCCGCCCCTCGGCGGTACGGGCTATGTCTTTACTGGCTTTAAAGACCCAACCTATATGGGTTATTTCGGTAAGTCCAATTACCTCGCCCCAACCACTGGCCTGTCTGGCATCATCTACACGAGCAGCGAGGCGGTCGTTCAAAAGTTTCTTGAGAACGTCGGGCACAGCTCATTACTAAACGGCTGGGTTGGTGGCCCTCTCTTGGTGCCTACGTTTGTTGGAGAAGAGCCAGACTTTGAAGGTCCAAACGGCGCTATGCTGCTCCTCTCAGGCGTAAACTTCGAGCAGTACGGGCACGTCTATAAATGCTCCTACCAAATCCGCATCAATAAGGAAGGCTGGCCTCAAGCCGTCTACCCTCTCTTTACCGACTAACATGGGCTACATTCAGCCGGGCACGGGATACAACTTCGTCAACTCTGAGGACGGAGCGTCGCTTGAGATCCTCTTCCCCGAGGTCGCAACCTTACCCCCTGAGCAGTTTCAAGTCGAGGTGTACGGCGACAACGTAAGGGTCGCTCAAGGCCGTATCATGGCTATGCAAGCAACTGCGACCTCTCCGATGTATACTTCGGCACAGGCTCTTGTCGAGTTTACTGTCCAGGGCTTTGCCATCTTTCCAACGGGCACTCGCACCGAAGGCGCCGACATCCCTAACTCCCTTTGGGCAAGCGATGGCTATGTGACCATCCAGAAATATATCCCTGCCGAGGGCGAAGAACCCGCCAGCGGTTCCAACAACTGGGGCGTTTATATTGTAAGAAATCAATGTGCATCAACAGGCGCCGACGGCACTTTCCCCTTGCTTGCCGTTATGGCAGACGAAGACGATGCACACGTTAAGTCTACAGCCTTCCCATCAGACACGGAAGGTCACTATAACTGGGACTGTTATCAACAGACACAAGCGGTCACGATTGATGGGGCCGGGTCTGGTAACTTAATTGTTTCTATGCTCAACTATGCCCTGGGCAACTACGCTGCCGAGCGCGTCAAGATTGCCTCTATTGTCTGGGAAGATGAAACTTGGAAGGTTACGCAGCTCTTAATTGGAACGCTAACCCTGCCCGGCTATGTCGGTGGAGGTGAGATTATCTGGGTAGAGACTTTGCCTGCTTACCCGTCAGACACGTTGCCTGGCTTTAAGTCTGCGACCGACGACTGGTTTGCGGCTTGGACTGGTTACACCAAACTTCTAACAACTGGCAGCGGATACACGACGGACATCATCGCGTCGTAATTTGACCCCCCTCCAAGGTTAGCCTCCCCCCTTCCACTTCCCGCATCAATAAGACGCCATGACCTGCTCGACCTCAGTCACTTTTAAGCGCGGCACGACCTTCGCGGCGACCGTCACCTACACCCCCGAGGCGGGCGGTCCGGCTAACTTGCTAACGACCACGGTGACCTCTTCGGTCATCGACTACGCTGGTCAGGTCTACCCCCTGACGATCACGATGGCGGGTAACGGCCTGTCCTTTGTGGCGGCCTACACCCCGACCGACGCTTGGACCCTAGGCGGGGCTCGCTGGGATATCCGCTTTGCTTACTCGACGACGGTCTTCTACTCGGAGACCATGCGCCTTAACATTATCGACCAAGTCACCGCTTAACCCATGTCTATTACCATCTCTTCCGAGGTTCTTGGGACGCTCTCGGTCACGGTGGCTGAGACGACTGGGGTGCTGTCGGTCTCTGTCCTAGCGACGGCTCCGGCTGTCCTGTCGATGGAACTGGGTACGCCCGGCCCTTCGCCGACGATCACGGTCGGGACGACGACGACCCTTGCTCCTGGTTCGCCGGCTACGGTGACGGACGTGGGCACGGCTCTCGCGGCGGTCTTCGACTTCGGCATCCCTCAAGGGACAACGGGTGCCACGGGGGCGACTGGGGCGACTGGGGCCACGGGGGCTACGGGGGTCATCGCGGCTACCTCCCCCCTGGCGTACAACTCTGGGACGCAGACGGTCAGCATCGACCTCTCGGCTTACGCCACGCTTGAGTCCCCGACCTTCACGACCCGCATCTTTACGCCGGCTATCCGCAACCTCCTCAACACGGACCTAGTGGTCGACGCTTACAATGACACGGGAGCGGGGACGCACTTCCTGCATAATTTCAACGCCAATGACGGGAGGCTACTCCTCGCTACAAACGGCGGCGGCTTAACCTTTCCGAACGGAAGCACTCAGACCGTGGCGGGCATCCCAGACGCCCCCTCCGACGGCACCCCTTACGTCCGCTTAGACGGCGCTTGGGAACAACTCATTATTACTTAACGCCATGCCCATTAACCTCTATTCAAAAGACTCGGTCGACGACTTGCTCGACGCAAAACTCTCGGACGCCCCTTCGGACGGCTCGACCTACGGCCGCAACAATGCCGCTTGGGCTGTAATCAGCGGCGGGGGCCTAAGCATCAGCACGCTATCCAACGCGGCGACCTCTACGCTTAACGCTGCCGTCCCGACTGCGGGGCAGGCTTTAACCTATGACGGCACCGACCTCATCTGGGCAACCGTTAGCGGGTCAGCCGCTTGGGGTGCAATCACCGGGACGCTTTCGACTCAAACGGATTTGCAGGGCGAACTAGACCTCAAGGCTCCGTTGTCGGCCCCGTCGTTTACTAGCGGAATTACCGTGGACGCTACTGGGATTACTTTTAGCGACTCAACAGTTCAGACTACGGCTGGCCTAACGAGCCCAGTTGCTGACGGCCTATACTATCCTCTAAGCGGTAACCCTTCGGGCTTCCTTACCAGCGCACCAAACCCATCCGCTGACTTCATGAAAGCAAACGCTATCGCCTCATTGATTTACACGCAGTCAACCAACTCTTACGGCGACCTTTCCTTCGGCAATGTGCCAAAGTTCATCACTGACCTCGGCACGAGCTGGGGGATCGTTGACGGCTCATCGAACTATTACAATTGTACGGGGTTCTCTAGCGGCTCGTATTCCTTGAGCGGCATCGTCGGCTCAGGACCTTACACCGTCCGCGTCAACGGAACCGACTCGGCAATCACCATCATCTAATGACCACCAAAGGCACGCACCCCTCCGACCGCTTCGTCGGCTACGTCATCGGCAAAAAGGCTTTTATCCAAGCCGTAAAAGCTGGCGACCGCTTTGTTTACTTTGTACCTGTTGACTTTGCCGACAGCCGCGAGGCTCTTCTCGTCAAGTATCAAGCCCTGGGACTATCCGTTTCCTAACNTATGTCCTACCTCATCCTCTTCCTNACCGGNCTCCTGATCGGCTTCGTCGCTGGGCTGCTCGTATACCGCCGCCACTCCGACCGCCTCAAGTCCACCGAGGACAAGGGCAAGACCATCATCGACGCGCTGAAGGGTCGCTGACCTTAAAACGGTTAAGACCAATTTACGATGCATCGCATTTTGGTCATCTCTTTACTCCTGGCTGGATGCGCTA